AAAAATCGTTCCATTCGGATATTTTTGATCGCTCATTATGCACTCCTGGGAGTTTCATCACTTGAAGGGACTGGCGCTTGTCGTGCCTGAATCGCTGCGACATTATCGCAAAAGACACCAGTGATTGTGTACTCTTTTTTATTCTCTTTGTCTTTCTTGTGCCGGGCGATGGTATCCTGTGCTACAGGGAAAGGGATAGGCCAAATGCCGGAAAGGATGCCGTCGCAGAGAGTACCATATCTGATTTGGATCATTGTACGGTGTCCATCAGTTTAGTATCAAACAAAACATCTTCAATCTTTACCCGACGGACTGGGAATTTATACTCTTGTAGAGCTTCTAACACTCCAGTGAGCTTAACAATCATCTCATCCATGCCAGTCGAATGTGCTGTGATGAAGGCATCTTTCTCAGATAGTGTACCTTTCTGCATAAAGAGCTTAGCTAGATGAAAACTGTAGCCGTTACTAATGGTTTCCAGTAAGGCTTTTCTACCTTCGTCCAGAACTGGATCGAGTGTGATGTGACATTCAAAATAATGCTTTGCTTTGGGATGATAAAAGTCTAACTCATGTAGTTTCATTGTTTACCTCTATTTAGTTGTAGTAAATAACCCCAAGGGTGGCGGGAATATAAATCATGCGGAGCCGGGATTGCTTGTGGTGGGATTGTTGGCTTAACTAACCCTAACTTCTCCGGACTTGGGCAAGGATGATATCGTCTTTCAAATGACGCTTTCTCATCTGGTTTAGGTTCTCCCATTAGGCCATGTTTTTCGTGCCAGAAACGATACCAAACCACCTTCTCATCCTGATGGACAATGAGAACAATAATCGGTTTCGCTCCTGGTAATCCAGTACAAACCCGCCAGTTCTTTTCTTCTTCCTGTTTTTGGAAAGCTCGCTCGATGCGGTCAAATTCCTCCTTAGCGAGAGTTTTTCTTTCCTCCTCTCGCCGTTGGAGTTCTTGTTCCCAACCTTTGCAGAAGAAATCGAGAAGCTTAGAACAGAAAGTCATCATCGGGGATTGTTGAGATTGGTTCAGGATTAGCGGCTGGAAAGGCTTTATCTTTCAATTCCCAATCTGTCCAAGAGGTATTCAATGGAATCCATTCATTATCTTGCCAATATTCAAAGTGCAAGCGATTTCCGTCATTCGCGTACACTCGACGTATTGCTTTGGTATCCCACTCAACAGTCCAAAAACTACCTACGGGATATTTTCGAAGAAACCCATTTGAGGGCTCTTCTCTGGTCTTTCCTTCTCCAGCATCCGCAATGATTCTTCCGCATTCTTCCGTTGTTCCTTCGTCGGGAAGTTCGGATTGTTCAGAAGGCTGAGCCAATACGTCATTGCCGAAGGGAAATTCTTGTGCATTTGGGGGGAGTTCTCGGTAGTCCCTTCAAGTGATGAAACTCCCAGGAGTGCATAATGAGCGATCAAAAATATCCGAATGGAACGATTTTTGTTAATGAAGATAATGAACCAGAGTACAGAGTTACTGGATTTGATGGAGAAAAATACAGCATGGAGTTCTTTGGACCAGATGGATGGAGACCAAGTCGATTTATTTGGGAAGAATGCGAATTTGCCAGATGGAAGCAGCAAGTATGAACCCCTTCGATTTCCCTCTCGCTCTTGATAACACAATCCTTTCTTCCTTCCGAACTTGTGAAACTCTCGCACGTTTACAATATCTCCTCCATTGGAAAAGTAAATATGAAAGCCCTCATCTACTTGCTGGTTCTGCCTTTGCTTCCGGATTGGAACACATGCGAAACTCGTTTTTTATTCGAGGAGAGAGTAAGGAAACAGCTCTTGCGAAAGGAGTCATTGCAGCAACCAAAGCCTACGGTTGGGCGGATCACTCAGACACAAAGAAATCCTGGGAACATGTCCTCGCAGCGCTTGATTATTCCTACAAAACGTTCCCGCTAGAGCAGGAAAGGTATAAGCCTTTTGTTCTTGATGGACAGAGTACGGTAGAGTATTCCTTCGCCATGCCATTGCCGATCATGCACCCGCAGACTGGTGAGCCTCTAATCTATGCCGGTCGAGCAGACCAACTAGTAAAAGCTCCGAACGGAGATGTTTTGCTGGAAGATGATAAGACAACCTCCCAGCTTGGGATTAGTTTCCAATCCAAATGGGCTATGCGTTCGCAGTTTATGGGTTACATGTATCAAGCAAAACGATACGGTGGCCTAGATGTTCGCGGTGTTCTAATCCGTGGCATTTGTTTTTACAAAGACAAGATCGATCATCAGGAAGTTATTGAATACTACACTGATTTCATCCTTGATGAGTGGTACCGCGTCACTCTGGAAACCATCCAGCGCTTGATAAAAGTCTGGCAGACTGGAGTTTCCCTTCTCGATCTAGGGGATGCCTGCGAAGCATACGGCGGTTGCCCATTCAAAAACATCTGCAAGAGTCCTAACCCAGAGACTTGGCTTCCAGTTGATTTCAGGCAAAAGATTTGGGACCCGGTTAATCGAGAGGAGATTGTACTATGAAATATTTTATTCACCGTCACATCGAACGTTTTCAACTATGGCTTGCTTTCCGTTTACCCCGATGGTTGGTAATGCGGGCGGCTGTTCGTCTAATGGCACATGCGACAACCGGAAAGTATGAAAATCAAATTGTGCCAGAGCTTACCGCAATGGATGCTTTGAAAAGGTGGGATGATTTTGAAAAATGAAACCATCAACCATCTATCTTAGAACCCTAACCATCAACGGAGTAACCATAAAGGATGAGATTGATCTAGGTTGTTTGGGGAAGTCATCTTACATTGTCTATAACCCCACCGATCTCTCCCTCATCCTGTCCTGCAAACTTCAAGCAAAGTCCTACCCGAATATGAAAAGTGGTGTGGCTTTTTACAGTTCGTCTTTTGTTGGTGATTACCTATACACTTGCGGGGAACGTCTACCGAGGAAGATACTAGAGCAGGTTTTTCTTTATAACTTAACAGCGTGGGAGATGCTATGCCAGAGGTAAAAGAAAGTCCAAAGATTACACGAACAATAACCAGACGGGCAGAGGTTAAACTAACAATCCCACAGATTGAAAGTATTTTAAAAGACCACCTGGGATTGTCAGAGGCTAAACTCTATTATGGATATGGCGGAGAGAGTCAGTTACCCATCCGAGAATTAACCCACATCACCCTCATTAAAGAAGATAGGCAGATTGATAATGAAAGCTAACGGTCCAAAGACTTTGATTGTTGGGGATTCGGGAACGGGGAAGACTTATGCCGCACTAATGGCGGCGGCTCTTACAGGTCGGCAAGTATTCGTTCTATTCTGTGAACCAGGAATGGCGACTATCAACGCCCTTCCAACAGAAGTGAAAGCCAAGCTAGGGAAGAGTCTTTTCTATTGCTACGTTCCTGTCTCCTCCTCTCTGGAAAATCTAACCTCCGCCGCTGAGCTTGTGAATAAGATTGATTTCCAAGGCTTGACACAGGCACCGGATAAAGGCAAGGCCCAGGCGCAAGAATACAGCAACATCATGAAAGCACTTTCTAACTTCAAGGATGATAAGACTGGACAAGAATTCGGTAACGTTCAAGATTGGAAGGATGATAGGATTCTCGTCATCGATTCTCTGAGCGGACTTAGCACAGCCGCATGGCGTAATCATAAAGGCGATAGTGTTACGGCTAACCAAGGCAACTATCAGATCGTACAGAAATGTCTTGAGAATTTCCTGACTTGGTTCTGTGCTCGCCTTCGTTGTGGTGGCATCATAACAGCGCATGAAACACGGGAGACCAACGAAGTTACGAATGCTAGTAATATCTATCCGGCTATTCCTGGCATCAAACTTGCCCCTCTCGTAGGAAGAAACTTTGACGATGTAGTTCGTTCCATTAAGGAAGAAGGAAAATACTTCTGGTCCACTACATCCAGAGGGTTTGCTTCTAAGGTTCGTTACTTGAAAGATGGTGCAAACATTACACCAAACTTCGAAGCAATCTATAAAGCTTACGATGACCTGAATAAGGATGAAACCCCATGATCCAACACTCGAATCAAATAATCCAACTAGCGGCTGAGCTTTATACGAAACGTCATGGCAATGATGATTACTCTTTTATCCATGATGATTTCAAAGAGCTTGATTTCATCATTGCTGATTTTGGTGAATGGCGAAGATATGGGGAGGATAAATATTTCGGATTGCATGGATATCCGAAAGGGAATACCAATCTCATTGGCCAGACTTTGTATCAAGACCTTCTCGGCTACAACAAACGCCTTGCCCGTCGGTGTCTAATCGACGCTCAAGAATTCTTCCAATTTGCAGAATCAACCGAAGGAGAAACCTACCAGACACCATCTAATCTTTAACCTCAACCCCGTAAATCTTAACACTTTTTCAAAACACTAAAGGTAAAAACCAAATGTCAAACCAGAATGAAAACCAAGCGATGGATTTGTTGGGCCTTCTCGACGAAGCGCAGGAAGCAGCGATTGATACCAGTCGTCCGTATCCGGAAGATGGTGAGTATGAAGCAGTAATTGAGAAGCTCGAACCTCCCCGCGTGGAAATCATCAAGAAGCAGGGACCGAACTTCGGTAAGTCAATCGTTCTTATGGACGTTCATTATCGTCTGAAAGATTGGAAGATCGAAGGCCGGGATGAAACTCCTACCATTAAAAGCGCGATCTTTATTGATCTGAACGAAAGCGGTCGCCTCGATATGGCGAAGGGTAAGAATATCCAGCTCGGGCTTTTGAAAGAAGCAACCGGCTGCAACAAACCAGGTTCCAGTCCTCGCGATGTGATGGGTGTCCCTCTCAAGGTTCGCGTCAAGAATGAAGCCAACGGAGAGAATACCAACACCCGTGTTGTCAAGTGGGCTCCGCTCCCCAACTAAGGAAGAAGAAACATGGCTACCAAGAAGAAGGCCGCGGCAGCGGCAAAGAAGTCTACACGTCGGAAGGTGGAAGTTAAACCAAATCTATCCACGCAGGCACAGGGGTTTACAACTTCTATGTTGGAAGATAAGACACAGGGATTTGATATTCCACAAGCACCGGCAGTTCCCTCGACATTGGGGCAAGCTGTAAATACTTGTGGGCCACAAACGGCGCCAGCTTCCCGAACATTGCATGTTTGGGATTTGCGTTGGGAAGTTGGTAAGACGCTTGCTGAATCTCGTCGATATAAAACAAACCAACAATTGCAGGAAGTAGAAGTCGCACGTCAGCTATTCGAGCAGGCTTTTGATGCCCTTTCCCGTTCGGATATTCCCCGCTGCGTTCTTTGATCTTTAGTTAACTAAACCCCGGTGAGAGCGGGGTTTTCTAGGGGAGAAGAAGGATGCAGAATAAATATGCAGGGAATTGTGGAAGATGTTCCGGAATCGTAATGGCTGGAGAAGGAATAGCAAAGAAAGTAAAAGGAAAGTGGAAGGTATTTTGCCTCCCTTGCGTTGAAGTAGCCTCTGAAGATTCTCCACCAGAAGCAAATGCCGTGCATTCCCTTCTCTTCCAGAAGATAAAAGATCGCCTTGAAGTTCTAATGGTTGATCCTCAATTACAACGTTCCACCTTAGCAAAAGAACTATACAATGAATTCTTCGGGGCTGTGTTCTCCGAAGATGAAATCCCTTTCTAACTATAGGATAAAAACAAATGCTTAATCTCGCACTTACAATTTTGTTCGCTACTGGCCGTCTCTCCACCGATGGTTGTGATGGAGTTGTTTTGCTGGACCATTCCAGCCCGACGGGGTATACAGATGTGGAGTGTAATACTCCTGAGTTTGAACCAGGCTCTTATCCATTCGTCACTTCAGGTAATTTCACTGTCGAATTTAACGGAGAGATTTACGACGACTGTGCGCTGTTGTATACCAGCACCACAAAGAACGGAGTGAAGCATCATTACGAATGTCCTGGCGTTCCACTCTCACAAGGAAAGTAAAATGTCTAGAGATAATCTAGCAACTACCAGCCAGAAGCAGTACATTCGGCGGTTGTTCAAGAATCAAGAGTACGATACCAATACAATCACTAAGATGCACACTCTGATTGGAATTCCTCAGCACGAAGTAGGAAAAACCGTCGATAGTTATCTTGACGGACTCGATCGCACTGGCGCCAGCGTTCTAATCAACAAACTTCTCGAAGATCAGGAAGAGGACTAATCCCATGCCGAAGCTCGTCATCGCTCTTGTCTTCTTTCTCCTTCTATTAAGATTGCTAGAATGGTGGTGCGGCGATGATTGAGCTTCTCTTTCTTTTCCTCCCATCACTGGAGCATTCTTATCGGGAACAAACTTGTTATGAACGATCAGTCTATTACGAAGGAAGGGGAGAACCCCAGCTTGGACAACACCTCATCCTCCAGACAATCCGAAATCGTATCAATCACGCAAGAGATCAACAGACTTGTAGGTCGATTACGGCAGCTCCATTCCAATTCTCCGGATGCATTTCTCTCCGGAACTGTGGATATAAACTTTCCCCAGATAGGGTACGGGGTACTTGGAATGCCCTACTCTGGCGTTTGGGATTCTTCGACCGGGAGATTGCAAGTCTATCTGGTCAGTTCTTTTTTAGCGGAGGGCATGAACCAGAATGGGGAAGTGATAAGTTGGTTCTTAAATCAGAAATAGGAGGGCATAGGTTTTATGAGTTGCGACAGAGAGTTCCCTAATAAAGCATGGCAGATTAGAATAATGCGAGCGTATGCGAAGGGGCAAAAGATTCAGTTCGCTAGTCGTTCAGTAGACAATCCACCTTGGCACGACTTGAATGATCCTGATTATCTATTTGATTTTAGGCGATTTTATTACCAAGTGAGAGCTGAAAAAACCGCCTCAGAACTCCGCCCACAAGCTACAATCGCGGATGTTATCGAGGATGCAATCAGAGAAAGACGCTCGGAGTTTCAACGTTTGATTGACTGCGGGCTCGTGAGTTACAAACCACAAACAAAAAAGGAACCCACAATGGACTTCAAGAAAGCTAGTGAATTGTATGCAGCCCTGGCGGAAGGGAAGGTTTTGCAACATCGGATGGTTGGAAATACTAAATGGGTAGATTATATTCCAGCCGTACATCCGTCCCATACTTTCTTTAATGCCAACATTGAATGGCGCATCAAACCAGAACCGAGGGAGTTTTTTCTAATTGCGGGCGCAGAAGGGGATAGAGTATTCTCCGTTCATACCACACGGCCGCCCAATCTTAACCCCTTGTACAAAGCAATCAAAGTCCGTGAAGTTTTGGAGGATTGATTATGCCTAATGCTTGGCCACACCATATGTCAATGCGAGAAAGGGAATTTAGGTACAATTCAGTAGGAGGTAAGACGCCTACAGTAACTTGGACCCAACATGAACGAGAAGCTTTAGATTCCGCCATCAAAGCCTTAGAGGAGTTTACACTATGACCCGTATCCAACAAAACACAACCAAGCCACATCTTGTAGAAATTCGGGATTTGCTTTCTGCCATAATTGAGGGAGAGCAGATTCAGTTTTTGTTTACGACAACAAACGAAGGGAAGCAAGTCTGGCAAGATTTGAATATACAGGTAACATCTGCTTTGTTCTTTGATAACAACTATACCTACCGAATCAAACCAAAGCCACGGGAGTTTGTTATTGCAATTAATAAGCAATATGGAAATCATGTAATTGCAGGGCCCAAGGGGCATTATTTGGTTAACCCTAATGATTGGGATCAGATTAAAGTCCGAGAGGTTCCAGAATGAACCAACCAGATTGGAGTAAGGCGCCAGAGTGGGCGATGTTTCATGCGGTTGATAGTAGTGGATTTGGGGCTTGGTATGAGGTAGAACCTCACAAGACTGTGGATGCAAGGGGTATATATTATACTCAAGTCTCAGGCACAAGATTAGCCGCATCTGAACAGTTCGATTATCATCAAGTAACCCTACGCCCTCAACAAAATGCCAATCCTACTAAAGAACTCAGCGTTGAAGAATGCCGTTGCAGACTTGAAGCGGCTCAATCCGCACTTAACAAAGGATGAGTTAGCGAGGAGGATTGAGATGATAGAGAAGAAGTTTAAAAGAACAGAAGAGGAAGAAGAATGAACGAACAGAAAGAAATCCTCCACCTTCCGCAGAACATTCCACGGACAATGGTGGGGTTGGTTTTAGATGCTCAACATATTCGATCAGTTTTACGATGGCTGAAAGAAGAATCCCCTGATTGTATTTTTTTATTTGGTTCAATCAGTGCGGTGTCAAGTGTTATGTCAACACTCTCTATTAGGGAAGCTATACGCCCTGCCCTTACAGCTATTAAAGTAATAACCACAATCGGCGGGCAGCCAATCTATTGTTTTATCCTCGGCCAACCGGAGAGAATTACCGACAAGCGCTTCGTCTATCCTCCCGCCTTCGGAATCTTTAATTCCATTGTAGATATCATCAAGAAACGAACCAAACCTGGAGAAAGAATCCAGATTGTTGGCGACGTGGGAATGACCTTCCGCTCCGGAGTTGAAGATAAAGAATCAACCGCCTTTCGTTTGCAGGAAGAACTTCTCAAACAACATAGAGTGGGGGTTATATGATTAGCGTTGACATCAAACAAGCTTTTCCCGAACTAAAACCGACAGTGGAAAAAGTATTGGCAGAGCGGGGGAGAGTCTATAATAAATACGGCCCATTCAAAGAACATGCCGTCATCTGCCAAAATTTAAAGGATACAGTTCGGCAAACCTCCGGCTGGACCAGACTTTCCGAGGACAAGCGCCAAGCCTTGGAAACAATTATGGATAAAATTGCCAGGATTTTGACAGGCGATCCTGAGTATACTGATAACTGGATTGATATTCAGGGGTATGCGAAGTTGGCAGAGGAAGGATGTAAACCATGACCAAACTAGACTGGATTAATGCCTGGGCCGCAGCCCTTATCACTGTAGATGTTTACCTTATCTTCCTCGGCTTGGGATTCTTCTGGAGTTTTAAGGTATGAAAGGCCCAGATGATGGTGAGGAAACACAAGAACGGGATAGGGATGAAGAAGAATTGGAAGAGAACGACATTGACTGGCAGAGGGAAGTTCCAATTGATAGAACTTGGAGTTGGACATGATTAGCCCCGATAGTCCGGAAGTTCCCCACGATGTAACCGTTCCCGGCACGGATATATGCGATTCAAGGTTTTGTTCTTGGATTTGGGTAGATGTGACTAGGGTTTTTGTTTGCGATACTTGCGGAAGGCAGGAAGATAGATGAGAACCTATGGTATGAAACTATGGCAGAAAATTCCTTGGTCATTTGCCTTTACTTGGCCAGAGATGGAGTTCACTAAGAAAGAGCTTTTGATTATTGGAGCAACAAAACTACGTTTGGTAGATCGACGTACAAAGTATGTGACAGGGTTTGCTATCGAGTTTGCTTTTCTTGGATTTGGGCTTGTCTTTGGTTGGGCACAATTTCGAAAAGATGTAAGCCCACCACGACAAACAGATTCTGATTTTACTTGGTTCGAGGGTGAAGATGATTATAATCCTCTGTGACCATCCCTCCCACATGGAACTACACCAAACTGGTCTAGGCCGTGGGCAGGGGTGGGACTTATTCTACAACGAACTTCGAGCGAAGGGAATAGATCGCTCTGAGGTTCGTTGCCTTTATCTAACCAAACGTGTTCTTCCAGATATTGACTACACCAACGCCACTCTTAAGAAACCAAAAGCAGGACTCCAATCATGGAAAGGTTTGTTCGTACCAACCTATGTACAGCAGGGATGGAAACAGATCGAAGATGTACTCCAGGATTTGCCCGTTGGTACGGCGGTCTTTTGTCTTGGCGATTTCTGCCTCCATGCTTTAACTGGAAAATTCTCAGTCTCGAAATATCGTGGGGCCTATCTAGAGAGTTTCCCGAAGAAGTTCCTTGTCTTTCCGAGCTATTCTCCCTCCACAGTTATGGCTATGTATTCCCTACATTTAGCCTTCCTCCGGGATACGAGGATTTTTTTACGAACCTTCTCAAATCCGATTATTGGAGATATGGATTTTACGTACCGAGTATTGGAGAGATCGGACCAAGCCATAGAAGTTATCAGCGATATCTTGAAATCGAACGAGAGTGGCTCTCTCGATCTAACACTGGACTTAGAAATCTTCCAGAACAAGATCTCCGTATTCGGATTCTCAGTCAACGGGAAGGAGGCATTTGTAATACCCTTCTGTCGTGTCACCCAATCACAAGGCGTATACGGAGTAAAGAACAGTTTTTCGAGCGAGAGGGAGATAGCAATTATCTTACTGGCACGAAGGCTGATTTTATCTGCATCGACGATCCGTGGCCAGAACATTCAGTTCGACTACCAATTTCTGTTTCGGGAATGGTTGATATTTCCGAAGCGGGGTCAGGTGATTCTGGACTCGATGGTAATGGCCCACGTTCTGAATCCCACTATGCAGAAAGGATTGGATTATCTCGCGAGCTTTTACCTTGACAATTATCGACAATGGAAGGCGGATAAGTATGAAGTCGCGGCAGGTAAGCAGTTTATGTTTGCCGGGGATGAAGCGCTTTGGAAATATAACGCTTACGATGTAATCATGACCCATCGCCTTGTCGATGCTTTGAAGATTCATCTTTTCGAAGCAGAACTATCCCACGTCTATCGCTCGCAGATGCTTTCCATCTGTCCCCTTCTTAGAATGATGTGCGGAGGAATGAAGATCGATGAACAGGAACGAGCCAGAATACTTGGCGATATTGAGAGCCGCCTTACCCAGTATAAACACTACATCAAGAAAGTCACGGGGCGAGAACTCAACCCAGAAAGTCCGAAGCAACTTAACGAATACTTCTACGGAGAACTTAAGCTCCCTCCCCAACTCCATCCTAAAAGAAAAACGGTTACAACAGACTACGAAGCGCTTTCAAAACTCGCTTCGTTGGAACCTATCTGTAGGCCACTCATCGCGCGCATTAATGCAATCCGTTCACTCAGTGGCCTTCACGCAATGGCGAATATGTCGCTTAGTGAAAATGGGCGTGCTCACTGTACATACAATCCGGCTGGGACTGATACCTATCGCCTCAGTTCCTCAGAATCAGCGCTTGGTGAGGGGACTAATCAACAGAACATTACAAAAGGAGATGAACATCCAAAGATGACGTTTGATTGGGCGCCGAATCTTAGAAGGATGTATGTGCCGGATGATGGTTTTGTTTTATTTGAGGGCGATCTAGCAGGTGCAGATTTTCAGGTAGTAGTTTGGGAAGCGGGTTGTGACAGGTTGAAAAAAGCTCTTCTTGATAAAGTCGACACCCATCTTTTCAATGCTGATACAATCTACGATCTTAAACTGCCCTACGAAATCCTGAAGAAGTCCCATCCCAATCATGAAATCATCAAAGAGCGATACGACAAGCAACGCCAGCTTGCAAAAGCCGGAGTTCACGCTACTAATTATGACGTATCACCACGAACACTCGCAGCAACTATGGGAATATCTGTGCGAGCAGCAGAGCAATTTCAAAGCAAATGGTTTCAGGATAATCCGGAGATTAAACTCTGGCAGCTCGAAAAGAAAAGGCAACTTAGCCTTACGCGTTCAGTGCGAAATGGGTTTGGATATAGATACTATTGGTCAGATCGCGTTGATTATCACGCAGAGAAAGCTGTCCTCGCTTGGTCTCCACAAAGTACAGTCGCGATTGTCACACAGAAGATAATGGTGGCCATTGATAAACTGCCGTTTGAAGATGTAAGAATCAACTTGCAGGTGCATGATTCCTTACTGTTCCAAATACGAAGGGAGAAGGTCGACCACTACCTTCCAATCATCAAAGAGCTTTCGAAGATCGTTATCCCTTATCCCGATGATCCTCTCATAATCCCCTTCGAGATTAAAGAAATGAAAAACTGGGGCGAGAAACATGTCAAAACGTCGACTGGATAATTGGATTAAGGCTTATCTCGAATACACTAAAGATAGCCAATCTCCATTACAGTTTCATTTCTGGACAGCCATAGCTACAATAAGTGGCGCACTTAGGAGGCATGTATTCTTTGACCAACTACACTTCAAATGGCATCCGAATTTCTACATCATCTTTGTCGCCAAGCCCGGTGTTGCCAACAAGTCCACAACTATTGACATTGGGATGCAAATCCTCTCTAGGCTTGAGGGGGTTTTCTTCGGACCTGAATCCACAACATGGCAATCCCTTGTCCAACAAATGGCCGAATCGAAATCCATTGTAGATTATGGGGATGGGGTTCTCATCCCTCAGTGCGCAATCACCGTTCCAGTCGGGGAGTTCGGAACGTTCTTCAATTCGAAAGACAATCAGATGACCGATCACCTTGTCTCCCTTTGGGATGGCAAGAAGGGAAAGTTCGAGAAAAAGACAAAGACTTCTGGCAGTGATGAGATTATCAATCCGTGGATTTCAATCATAACAGGAACAACCCCAAGCTGGCTTAAATCTAACTTCCCCGATTACATGATCGGGGGTGGGTTTATGTCACGTTGCATCTTTGTCCACGGCGTCGAGCCTAGAAAGATTGTAGCCTACCTTAAGGAAAGAAAACAGGAGGATAGAACTGCCCAACTGGCACGGCAGGCTGAACTAGAACAAGCCTTGTTGGATGATCTTTATTCCATCAGTGAAATGCGCGGGGAGTTTATCCTCGATGATGAGGCTTACGAATACGGGGAGATTTGGTACAACCAGCTAATGAAGAATCCCCCACAGCATTTGAAAGCTGAGATGATGCAGGGGTATATTCAACGCAAGCAAGCGCACGTCCACAAACTGGCCATGGTTCTAGCCTGTGCGGAATCCAACGATCTCATCCTAAAGAAAGCCCACTTGGAGAAAGCCATTCTAATGATCGACGGCTTGGAGAAAGATTTGCCTAAAATCTTCGGCTCGATCGGCGGGACGGCGGAAGCGTCAATCACGACGGAGATTTACACCTACCTCAGCCAGCAGGGACCGAGGGATAAATCTCAAATCTTCAAAGACTTTATGCACAAATACCCCTCCCGTTTCTTGGATGCAGCAATCCTAACCCTCGCACAAGCGGGGATGATTTCCAGCGAGAATGGAAAGAACGGCTATCAACTTTATAAAGCAAAACCAATTAAGGAATAACATGCGACGAATGAAACGGGAACTACTAACAAAGATTACCGAATGCTGGCAACAGGCTAATCAGCCGGATAGATTTATTTTAGGGGATGGGCCACAGTATTTCGGCGTAGCATTTGATGTGAATATTCAGATGCCGTATATTGCACTAACCCCAGTTCTCGAAGGGGAGAATCCAGAGAATCTTAATAATGAAACTCTCATGCTGTACTTCCCCGAACGAGCCGCAATTCAGAAGTTCCGCGATCTTCTAGACGTGATAGAAGAAAACTGGGATAAATTCGAGAAGCAGGTGAATTGATATGTGTGATATAAGTGAATCACTAGCACAAGCTGTGCAATCTTTGATTGAACGAAATACAATGAAGGAACGATTGGGCCTATCCCACGCTTCTCCCGAAATGCTAGAATTAGCGGATAAAAACATTGCAGAAGGGAAAGCTAAGTTAAACCAGGCTCTCGATAGGCACATCAAGCGAGAAAGAAAATTAGTTGGTAGAAAGATAATGGAAGCATTGAGTGGGGAAGAGCCGTGCAAGAACTAATAATCGGCAAGCCAGCGATGGCGATTGGTCTCGGCATCGATCCACTCGACAGGCAAAAGTTCGTCTATCTTTCCGTTAAGCGTGATGGTGGTGATGATCTTCGTCCAAATTCCTTAGCAATAAAGTTCGCCAGTCGGGAGGATATTATCACCCTCCGTCTAGCTCTTACCGAACTTCTCGCCATCTGGGAGAAAACACCAGAAGAACTTGAATCTGAAACCATAAAGCCCGCCGTGCGATCAGACGATGCTTTGGTGAAGATTAATCAATTGCAAGATGACGCTCTGCGGACGGAGTTAGCGAAAGTAGGTGTACAACTAGGAGACTAACATGGGATGGGTACTTGTACTAGCTTTGTTTTGTATTCTAGGAATCAGTATTGTTACACGCAAGTTGGATGATTGACACAAAAAAGGGGAGTGCCGATATACTGGCCTCCCCTTTTTGCTGCCTGTTACTTGGTGTCGTAAATCATCATCTGGGGTTCGGTGGTTGGCTTATTAAGAAAGAGGTCTTCAAATTCCCTAAAGGAACCGGATGCTTCTGTACCACTTACGAAGCCTTGATTCTTGAGAGCCTCCCGCAATAGCCCTTGCTTAATAGAAGTCTTCAAGGTTCCGATGTTGATCTGGAATCCTTTCGGAGCATCCTTGTTGAACTCTATCACGTCCTTGATAAGTTTTCTAGTTTCCTCTCCTGTTGCTCCTCTTGTCTGTGCATCCTGTATTGCGAAGTTTCTATATTGATCCAACAATCCCGCCCGCTGACCACTCCAATATTGATAATGCTGATACTGCATGTAACCTAGTTCTTGCTTCTTGCTTATTTCAGTATTATTCATACCAAGCATTTTCATGCCTGAGGCTACAACATCGCTAGGTTCGCGGTAATCAAATTCTTTTAAAACGGTTTCATTAGCGGAAGTTTCCTCTCCTTCCATTAACCACCTAAGCCCAGCACTGGTTTGTTTCATCGCCCTCGGAAGCATGCTTTCGTAGTTCTTCCAATCACTGGGATTTTCCTTAATTCCTTGCAATCCGTTGAGCATATTCCAAGCAATCGATCCTACAGCACCACTTACATTTTCCAGAGTCTTCGTTGCACCTTGGCTTAGTTCCGTCCCACTGCTTACTTTATTGGCAGTATCCATTACGCCGAAGGGAATTAATCTACCCGAACTCATGCGACTTGAGAGATCAACATCCGGAACTTCGATACCACTAACGGCAGAAAGCAAAGCAGGGAGTCCCATCCCATACCGAGCAAACCCATGACTTACTAGATCAGACTCTCCGCCCACCCCTTCCACTAATTCCCTCAATCCTTTCCTAGTATCTGTCTTCCCATCCGTCAGTACATTCCCAAGAACATCCATCATATCTGCCACATCTTCTCCGCCGGGAATACCTTGCGCGCCAGCAAGCCCGAGCATCAGACCTAAGTATTTGAGACTGGCTGAGTTACCTCTGCTTAGGTAAAAAATCCCATTATGTGTGAACTGTTGAAAGAGAAAAAGAACCGAACGCCAGTTACGAGTAAGCCATGCACGATTACCTCGGGAGTATTCAAAAAGAGTAGTCCTTACAGTATGCTTGGCAAACTCCTGCATCCCTTTCGGATCAGTAATTCCCCTTTCCTGCGCTACCCTAATAGCCGAGAGGGCCGTAACCTGTCGGCTAAAATGTTCCGTTGCTTGGAACATAGCTGCGCTTTTGTGAACTGTTGCATGGGCGGCGCTTTTAACTCGGTTCATTAGAGGGAATCGGGAATCTTTATCCAAAGCTAGTGCGGCAAATTCAAGACTCAAGTTCTGCGTGAGGGTGCCATCTTTCTCCAGCGCTTGCAGGGCTGTGATTTCATTTTGATTTAGCCTACTATTGCCACCATGTACACCTTCTCGAATATCGTGGATAGCGTTCGAGATTAAAGTTACCGCCCGCTTGTCATCCACATACCGACTCAACGTCGGATAAACAAACATCGGGATGGAGGTAAGATTTACAGCTGCACTAGTAACATCAAAACCTAGATGCCAGACAAATCCCAGTGCCTTAAGTCCTTCCAAATCCCCAGCCGGTTGGCGGATGTAATCAAAATGCTCCTGCATGTATTCGTGGATGGCTTTCAGTCCAGCCCTTTGTTCAATCCCCGTATCATCCATGAAGTCATCGGAGGTTCTAACCCTTTTTTCAACATCCATTCCCAAGTCAGTGATGGATTTTTTCATCTTGCTGGAATGGGCGAGGCCACTATAGAAGGCGCCATAGCTTTCGGCGTATCGGCGGATTACCCGCAACAAATCAGTCTGCGCGCCTTTAACTCCTTTCCTTCCCATCAATCTTTTCGCGAAGGAATTATCCCTAGCCTGTTCTCGAAGATAATCTTGCACTTCGCGAAGTACATCTTCACTAACGCCGACTTCATCCTTTAATCTTTCTTGCAATCCTTCAAATATCCCATACGGCAGATCAGGCGTTTGGGTTTTCTTCTTGCTTATGGTGTCGCGAACAATGGCAATCTGTGGATCACGCGGGAGTTTTCTAATCTCCGCCAACGCCCGATCGGCTTCTACTGTACTCTCGTAATGCTCGCGATAGACTGTATCACCTTCTTTAAAGGAATTGCCATCTGCATCTGTGAAGTCTTGCGTAGCTCGGGCAACAACAGCTTCCCTCCCAAATCTCATCAAAGGAAAGTAAGGATTCTGCTTGAGTATCGTATACCGCCGT